ATAAGTTGATTTTTGATATAATCAAAACTTGACCTACTGACGGTACTTTTGATCAAATGGGTCCTATAAGGAATCTGATCAAACGATTTGAAAATCCTAAGACTTGGAAAGGCATTACCTTTAATTCCTTTGATCTTTCTGCAGCAACTGATAGGCTTCCTATTGATATTCAAAAATCATTGATAGCTTTACTATATGATCTTTACTATGAACCATTTGTGAAGTCAACACCAATTAATTTTGGTGATGATTCATTTTCTGGTTTTAAATTAAAGAGTTCTATGAGTAAAGCTGCCATTGAGTTTAGTAATTCATGGGCTGACCTTCTAGTGGGTAGATTTTACTCACTTCAATTGTCTAAAGAAGAATTAAAGAGATTAGGTATAGTTAAACCAGGTCTATGGAAATTAAAATACGCGGTCGGTCAACCTATGGGTGCATTGTCATCATGAGCTATGTTGGCACTTACACACCATTCTATAGTACAGTTTGCTGCATATAGAGCTGGTCTCCGTATTCCTTTTAAAGATTATGGAATATTGGGAGATGATGTTTTCATAGCCAACAACAAAGTATCGAAGGAATACCTACTTATTCTCCAAGAGATTGGAGTCGAAGTAGGCCTTGCTAAATCAATTAGATCTAAAGATAGGCTTGTTCTTGAATTTGCAAAGAAATTTATTGTAAATAAAGAAGAAGCAAATATGATCCCAATAAAGGATTGTATTACTACCTGGATTTCTACTTCTTTAGTTAAGGAGTTTGGGACAAAATGACATATGAGTTCCAATCAAATACTTTCTTTTCTAGGTGTTGGTTATAAATCAAAACATAAATTCTTTATGAATGATATTTATAAAATAAGTACTAGACATAGAGTTTTAATGATTTGGTTGACACTCCCAGGTTCACAATGAGGTTCTAAGAACTATCTTGAATGGATATGTACTAAGACTTATTATGAACCTTACAATACCGTAAATACTGATATTGCTATATCCCTTTTATATTGTTGTCATGATCTTCTTAGTGAAGTCTTTGACAATTTTAGAAAAACATTAAGATCTTGACGAGAAAGTTCACGATCATTTGACGAAAATAGCTCGTCTTTAATTCCATTACATGGATTTAAAGATATAGCTGATTGACAGTCTAATCAAACTTTTAAAGAAAAGATTGATATAACTTGAAATCAATTGATTAGCACTCCTATGGATTGCTCTATCAATTATGATGGTCATATAAGCGGTACTTATCATCAGGACGATAATGTTTCTCTAGTTTTTAAACCTGAATCTTATCATGAAATCTTTAAGGATTTGTATCTTCGATGAAGGGACTTTGAATCACGAATAGCTCGAGAGAGTTATTATTTGAAACGAGGTACCTTTGGAGGAGATTATCAAAACCTTATGGTTGAAATGTTAGATTTAGTTTTTAAAAGTAATATAGAAGGTTTAGTGCGACGTGAGTTTTGACCGGATAAAAGGTCATCAGAAAAGGTATTCGATGATTTTAACAAAGTTTACTCTTACTGATTACGTTTAAATTCCGTAGTTACTAAAGGGAAAAATAAAATTGACAAACTTAACGTGAAAACTAAAGTACAAAAAAGTGAGAACAAAAAGGTATTATCCAAGGTTACATCGCTTGTCCCTACTTCTATTATAAGAAATTATGAATACATTACTAGATTTAGAAATACTTCTATACATAGTTTTGTATCTTATGATTATTATAAAGAAAATAGATGGGTAAGTGTTAGCAAG